TTCATTTCCCAGCTTTTATGCAGATTTTATTAGACCTAATCAGCATAAAATTCATTTATTGGTGTGGGAATCAACTGATTTTCCGGAAGGGTGGCATGAAATATTAGAAGAAGTCGATGAAATATGGACTGCCTCTGATTGGTGTAAAAAAATAGTTGAAGATAATGGATTTAAAGTATCCAATGTTTACCCTCATGGAATTACACCTGAATGGAAGCCTCTTAAGCGTAAACCTATCAGCAAATTGAAGTTTCTTCATGATGGAGAACCAGCGGTAAGAAAAGGTGGACAGGTTGCCTTTGACGCTTTTAAGGCTGCGTTTGGAAACAGAGATGATGTCGAATTGACAATCAAAGCTAAGAGAGATTCAAGTATCCGGAAATATGATCATTATGGTTCTATCATTGGTACTCCGGATGGAAATGCTCGAATTATAACGTCAGTGATGGATCTGGACCATGTTATCGGACTGTATCACAGTCATCACGTGCTTGTCTCTCCTAGTTACGGAGAAGGTTTTGGATTTCCCGCGCTTCAAGGACTGGCAACAGGTATGCCAACTATTGCGACTTCTGAATGGGCACATTACAGAAATTATCTCGGGGAGTTAGGAGTTTCATCACAATATGTTGATTCCCCCTGGCCTATGGTTCATCCGGGCAAGGTAGTGAAGCCAGATTTTGATGATTTGGTCGATAAGTATAGATATGCGTATGACAACTATGATAGTCTGAGCAGCAAGTATTTCAATCAAGCCTTTGATGTACATGAGGAATATGATTGGTTGAAATTGACAGAAAATTCCTTCAAAAATATTTCCGAGCGATTAAGCTCCTGATTAGAAGTGGTATAATTAGAAAACGATGGAAAAAGAATTAAGACTTTGCTACCTATGTGAAAGGGGCTTAGAATTAACTGAATTTCACAATAAAAGACGTGAATGTAAAGACTGTTCAAAAGGAATCAAGTTGATCTATAGATATGGTATAACTATGGAACAGTATCTTGAATTGCTGGAGAGACAAAATGGTGTTTGCGCGATTTGTGAACGTAGCCCCGAGGATGTTGGAGTTTTAGCAGTAGATCATGATCATAAATGCTGTCCAACAGAAAAGACATGTGGAAAATGCATTCGCAAATTACTTTGTACAGATTGCAACGTTTCTATCGGAAGATTTAACGATGATATAGCACGATTAGAGCGTGCGGCACAATACTTAAAGAATTATGTTTGAGTGGCAGGATAGAAAAGCCTATCCTGTCTATTTTTATCTTAAATGAAAGGATTCCATTTTTATGGTTAAAATTGATACAAATGGTTATATCGCAAATCCATACCAGCAATTTATTGCGACTTCTCGTTATGCTAGATGGGATGATGAATTAGGTCGAAGAGAAACTTGGTCTGAAACAGTAGATAGATATATGAACTTTATGCGTGATCACCTTAAGTCAAACAACGGTTACGAATTGACAGATGGTGAATACGATGAAATGCGTGAAGCAATTGTCACAATGCAAGTGCTTCCAAGTATGCGAGCATTAATGACGGCAGGTCCAGCACTTAAAAAGAACAATATCGCAGGATACAATTGTTCTTATCTCCCTATTGACTCACCAAGAGCATTCGATGAAGTGCTCTACGTACTTATGCACGGAACGGGCGTAGGTTTTTCTGTAGAATCAAAATATACAGAAAAACTTCCGGTGATAGCTGATGAATTTGAAGAAACTTCTACCGTTATAGTAGTGGAAGATTCCAAAGAAGGCTGGCAAAAGGCATTTAAGGAAATAGTAGCAATGCTTTATGCAGGAAACATCGCAAAATGGGATGTTTCTAAAGTAAGACCTAAAGGTGCAAGATTAAAGACATTCGGCGGACGTGCAAGTGGTCCAGAACCACTAGTAAATCTTTTTGAATTTACAACTCAATTGTTCCAAAAAGCAAAAGGTAGAAAATTGACTACATTAGAATGTCATGATCTTGTTTGTAAAATTGCTGAAATTGTAGTCGTCGGCGGGGTACGCAGAAGTGCCTTGATCAGTCTCTCTGATCTTAAAGATGATGATGTTGCTAGATCAAAAGTAGGTGCTTGGTGGGAATCAAATGGTCAAAGAGCATTGGCAAACAATTCTGCTGTCTATGAAACAAAACCAAGTTTGGGAACATTTCTAAGAGAATGGACTAATCTGTATGATTCAAAATCAGGAGAAAGAGGAATATTTAATAGAGAGGCTGCGGGAATTGCTGCGGGTAGAAGCGGTCGTAGGCAGATCGATGGAATTGAATTTGGAACAAATCCATGTTCAGAAATCAATCTTCGTCCTTATCAATTCTGCAATCTTTCCACAGTTCCTGTGTCAGGTTCCGACGACATGGAAGATCTCAAGAGAAAAGTAAAGTTGGCTGCGAGGTTAGGCACATGGCAGGCAACTCTCACCAATTTTAAAGGTCTAAGAGCTATTTGGAAGAAAAATACCGAAGAAGAAAGATTGCTGGGAGTATCAATGACTGGTATATTCGGTAACTCTCTTCTTAATGGCAAAGAACCTTATTTGAAGGAAAGATTGGAAACATATAAAGCTGCTGCTGTAGAAGAAAATATAGAGTGGGCTGAGAAACTAGGAATTGCTCAATCAACAGCCGTTACATGTGTTAAACCAGAAGGAAATTCAAGTCAATTGACAGGAACTTCATCAGGACTTCATCCTTGGTATTCTCCTTATTACATTAGAACTGTCAGATCAGATAAAAAAGATCCATTGGGCCAATTCTTAAGAGATTCCGGGGTGCCCTGTGAGGATGATGTAATGAATCCTGAAGTAGGAGATGTATTTTCATTTCCGATTCAAGCTCCGAAAGATGCCCTGACCAGACATGATCTTAGTGCTATAGAGCATTTGGATCTTTGGCTTACTTATCAAAGACATTGGTGTGAGCACAAACCATCTGTGACTATTAATGTCAAAGAAGATGAATGGCTGGATGTTGCTGCTTGGGTATACAAAAATTTCGATGAAGTAACAGGAGTAAGTTTCTTGCCTTCTTCAGATCACACTTACAAGCAAGCACCATATCAAGAAATCACCGCAGAACAATTTGCTGAAGCAATTAAAAATATGCCAGAAGCATTGCATTGGGAACTGCTTGCGCATTATGAAGAAAATGATGAAAAAGTAATTGGTGGGCGCGAGCTAGCTTGTAGTGCGGACACTGGTTGTGAAGTAGTAGACCTCACATCTTAAAATTTGATAAAAAATGTTGAAAGGCACCTAAATGGTGCCTTTTTGCATTAGATCAACTTGACATTTTATACAATACACCTACAATGTAATTGAGGTGTATTAATTTGATTCCAAGCCCTAATCATTCATCAAGGGGAGGCGCAAATGTGCGTCTGGTTGTAATTCACAGTGCTGAAGGTGCCAGAACAGTAGAGTCATTGGGAAGATATTTTCAATCAGGTGTTCCGGCAAGTTCTCATGTGGGTATCGACAATAATAGAATAGAACAATATGTATATTACGACAGAATGTCTTGGACTCTGTTGAACGGAAATCCAATTAGCGATAATGCTGAATTGTGTGCTTTTGCTAGATGGACTCGTGCAGAATGGTTTCAAAACCAACGAATGCTAGATTTAGCAGCTCAATGGATAGCTGATCGTTGCAAGGCCAGAGGAATTCCAATTAGAAAACTATCACCAGTACAAATTGACGCTGGCATGTCAGGTGTAATTGGTCACGCAGACTGGACTTATTCGAGGATAGGAGATGGCGATCATACTGATCCCGGACCCAACTTTCCTTGGGACTATGTCATAGATAAGGCACTAGGATTGAATCCTACTCCTAGTCCGGGTTCCGGCGGTGGTGGCGGTGGTGCACCTACTGCTCCTGCTGTTACATTCCCATTACCACGTGACGAATACTTTGGCCTTATTACTGGTCCAGATGAGTCACATGGTGGATTCAATGAGAGTGAAAGAGTATGGGTAAAGCAGATTCAACAGGCTTTACAAAATAAGGGATTTGCTCCAAAAGATTCAGGATGGGCAGATGGAATTTATGAACAACCTACTGCCGACGCGGTCGCAGCATGGCAAAGAGCCAGTATGCCAGGAACTACTAGATTTGGAGAAGTTTGGTGGGATGACTGGGAAGCCTTAATTCAAGGCAAAGCTTCAACACCAGCACCGACACCACAACCAGCGCCCGCACCTAGTCCATCTGTACCTACATTTCCATTACCAAGAAATGAATACTTTGGTTTAGTTACGGGACCAGCAGCAAGTCATGGTGGATATTACGCCCATGAACGCCCTTGGGTTAAAATGATTCAAGAGGCTCTACAGCGTAAGGGATTTGCTCCTAATACGCCAGGTTGGGCGGATGGAGTATATGAACAACCAACAGCGAATGCTGTAGCGGCATGGCAACGTGCACATATGCCTGGTACCACAAGATTTGGTGAAGTATGGTGGGACGATTGGGCAGAATTACTAAAATAATGTTATAATTGTTTTACCGGCCCGTTGGACGGGAGAAATCGCTTCGTGTGAATTTCGACTATTGTTTAGGATACAAAAGGAGCCCTTAATGGGCTCCTTTTGCTTTATCTTTTAATGATTGTTATAATCCAATTGATATGAATATAGAAGATAGAGTAAATCGTATGTCGTTCGATCTCGAAAGATTAATTGAAAGAGCTGAAATATGGCAGCTACTTTTTGATGAGTGTCCACTAGGTGTGGCTGTATTTAATGCGAACATGAAATTCTTTTTAATAAATGATGCTTTTACTGAAATGACCGGATTTGGAACTGAGATCTTAGGAAAAGACGTAAAAGAAGTTATTCCAAATAGGTTCAAAAAAGCTCATAAGAAATTTGAAAAAGAGTTTGCATCAAAACCAGAGAAAAAAACAAATAGGCATGGATTATCACCTGCAATTATGAAAATTGATGGAGAAGAGCTTCCAATAGATATAGACTTATCTTATATTCAATATGATGGCACTATTTATTATGTAGCATTTATTCGTAGAATTTCTAAGGAAGTGTTATAATAACGATATGGCAAGTACCTTTACTGTTCAACTACCGGCTGGGACAAATATTACCAAATTGGTTAATATTCCCACGGCCGGTTCATGGCTGGGTGGAGTAGTAGTTTCATGGGCAACACACACCGCTGATATGACTGTTCACGAAGCCATTTTTATTAATGAGTATGTTCCTGGAAATCCAAATGTTAAAGGCTATAGACATGTTGACTATGTTGGTGCAGTAGGAACCAGTTTCGATAACTGGACTCTTGCCAAAGAAACACGTATATGGAAGGTTCTCTTTGCAGGAGAAAGTTTGTTTAAACTAAGATACACTTCCACCAATGAAGTGAGTGTCAACGTGGAAACAACTCATACCATGTGGAATTCTAGCGCGTATCCTACCTATGTATCTCCCCCTCCTACTTTATATAAGTATGATGGCCGAATCGAATGGATAGCTAAGTAAGTGATAATATGAGCAATTACGATAGAATTGCTATATCCCATAAACCAGATTTTTACTTTTCTTCAAATTCATCGTCCGATCAATCTGGTAATACCCTGTATACGCTGACAAATACATCTACGAATGTAGGGCAGCCAATTATTGTTGGTAATCCATCTTCTTGGCGAATTTCTTCTACTGAGTCAATAGCCTTCAGTAGTAATCCTATCTTTTTTAGAGAAGATAGTAATATGGAGTTCGTGATGCAAATAATGCAACCCACAGAGCCAGTATGTGTATTTGGTGATTCAGATAATCTCAATGGGATTTTTATTACCAACACGGGTGTTGAGATAAGATTTATCGATGTTGATCAAATACAAAAATCTGCATTTATTTTAATGGAAAAATGGCCGGGCAAGATGCATGTAGTAATTACCTTTGACTCTCTCTACTGTACTCTGAAAGTGAACGAGCAAATTTCACAAGTTTCATATAGAGAAACCGACCCTTTGTCAGTTATTGATGTGTCGTTTAAAACCACAACGGATAATTCTTACACAATAGACGGGATAGGTATCTATTCGGATACGTTTGTATCAAAGTCTAATTATATCAACGCATCTGAAATAGACTATTTGGGTTTTATAGAAAAAACGTATCAAGGAAATGGAAGTCTATTTGATAGTTATCGTGGACTCCCTAGGCAAAAAATATATGCCACAGACTTTACTGTAGACCCTCTAGAAAATGAATATTATTTATACACGACAGTGTTTCCTCTGTCTAGCGAAGAAGATCTTGATTCAATTTCTATCGAATCAAATTATACCGATATGCCAATGTATTACAGTACAAATGATGTGTCGTGGACTGCTTTTACAGGAAAAGTTTCTTTTTCTCCTTCTGCCGACTTCTATGTTTTACAGATACGGGTGAGAGCACAAGATGTTACAAGGTCATTTATTATTAATATATTTCCAATGTTCGATAATAAAATATCTACAAGAACACCAGCAGAACTTACTCCAAATGGTGGACCTTTTTATCCGGATACACATAGTTCATCAATAGTAAATTTTCCGGAAGGAGTAGAATTATACGATATTTCTTATGAAGGTGTATGGATAGATGACGATTCGCCGAAAACAATTGAGATTTTATTTATGCCTAGAAATAATGATAAAACAATAGTTTTTTATAGTGCGGATGGTTCTGCTTCTTGTGGTACTTCAGGATCTATTACTGGCTTTACGGCTTATTTAAATGGAGACCTTGTCACTGATTTGGATGAAGCAAGAATAAACCAGTGGAATCACTTGGTCCTGACAAAAGCATCAACGTCTGCTACGGAATTTTACTTAAACAGCAACGCATCCCGAACAGAAACTAATATAATTGAATATTCTTTTATTGCTGCATATCCCACAGAATTATCGGCAGATACTGCATCTCAATTGTATGCAATTCTCAGCTCCTATCACAGCATATCATTAATAGAAAATCCTTCAGATATTACTGAAAGTGAAGCGGATGGAACTTCTCCATTTAAAGTTTATACTTACGCATGGGCAATTATTGGTGGCGGTGGTATTTAATATCCTTAAAAATGGTCATAGTTTGCATCATTTTTAAGGATATTGGTATAATTTGGTTATGAGTGATAAAAAAAGTAGGATTTCTGCGATATCCGAAACAAATTTAGGTGTGTATGTCTGGAAATTACCAGATGATACTTTTGTTGCAGATGAAGATGCCAATGTTATGAGTATTTCTGCTTTCCGAGGAGATCTTAAAGCAATCAGTGCGCTGAGAAAAGCTGCTAATTATTATGGATTTTCAGAAGGTGAGCCAGTATTTCTTGAAGGTCATAGAAAAATTTCCGATGAGGAACTTCAAGAACAACTTTATAGAATGAATCAAGGTTTAGTTCCGGACCCTTATGATATCGGAGCATATAAGGAAGAGATGAGGTTCGGTGATAGAAGAAGCTGAAGACACTTTTACACAGTCAGAATTGGTGCAAGTATATAAGTCACGGTCAGCATCTGTTAGATTTTCAGGTGACGAGGCCGATTTTGATGTATTTAAAATACCAGGCATAAGAAAAATGAAGGGCCTGGATAGAAACTTTGTAAGAAGAAAAGATAGAGAGTTATCAAAAGCCTATACGAATCAATCAGGCAAAGCCAAATCAAAGCAAATCAATGTTGATGAAATGTATGGGTATGATTATCTTGAGTGTATTACGCCACCATACAATATGGATTATCTTGCAAAACTCTATGAAATATCGCCTGCACACATGGCTGCCGTTGATGCAAAAGTGGAAAGCGTATTTGGCTTGGGATATGATTGGATTGAATCAAAAAAAAGCAAGTCTGCAAGACAAAAGGTAAGATCTGCGTCAGGTTTAAAAAATCTAGACAAATTAATTCAAGATGCAAGAGACAATATTGAAGTTTGGCTGGAATCGACCAATAGAGAAGACGTATGGGAAGAAATTATGCGTAAGATTGGTAAAGATTATGAAACTATGGGAAACGCATATTTAGAAATCGGTCGGGACAGTCAAGGAAGAATAGGCTATATAGGTCATTTACCTGCAAAGTATGTAAGAGTGCGTCGTAACAGAGATGGATTCGTGCAAATATTTGGCAATAGAGTTGCTTACTTTAGAAACTTTGGAGAAACTACATCTAATCCTATTGGAGATGATTCTAGTCCCAATGAAGTAATTCATTTTAAGAAGTATTCTCCAAATGACAACTATTATGGTATTCCCAATATTATAGCGGCGAAGAATGCATTAGCTGGTAATGAATTTGCATCAAGATATAATCTTGACTATTTTGAAAATAAGGCAATACCACGACATGTTATTGTTACCAAGGGTGCCGCTTTATCAACTACAGCCATGCAGACATTGGTGGAATTTTTTGAAACAGGATTGCGAGGACAACACCATAGAAGTGTTTATGTTCCGTTAGGATCTGTTGATGCAGAAATTGAATTCAAATCAATTGAGGCAGGTAAGCAAGATTCTTCATTTGGTGATTTCCGAGAGCAAAATAATGAGGAAATCTTTATGGCACATAGAATACCTTCCACAAGAGCCGGGGTGTTCAGTGGAAAGAGTACTTCTCTGGCCGCCTCGAAAGATGCAGATAAAGTATTTAAAGAATCTTATTCAAGACCTGAACAGGCTATCTTCGAAAAGAAAATAAGAAGAATTTTTAAAGAAATTACTGATATCGTTGAATTTAAACTAAACGAATTGTCTCTTGTTGACGAAGACACTCAATCACAAATTGATGATAGAAATATCAAGAATGGTTCTGCGGTTCCCGATGAAGTCAGGGCAAAGCGTGGACAACCCGCCCGCCCGGATGGAAAAGGTAATGAGCCTATGGTATTGACAGCACAGCAACAAGCAGATCAAAAAGCTAATTCTATGAAAACAAGAGAGAGAGATACCCAAAGAGCCAATAATAAATCTGACAGTCCCAATTCATCTTCTGGTAGAAATGCTAAGGGTGAAGGAAGGAAATCTCCGTAATGTTAGAAAAAACAGCAAAGAAGATGCTAAGTCCAATTAATACTGCTGGCGTCAGCATATTAGGATTTTTTAACATACTATTGGGCATTTGGATCAGCTTACCTTTTGATTCACTAGGCTATATCAATAATGTGCCAGAGTGGTTAGTTGCAGCAATAATGCTAATAATTGGATCTTTTATTTTGTCGGGGTCTATAGGAGATAAATACAGAACTCTATTAGTAGGAACGCAATTAAGTTTTTATTGGTGGTTTCTATCGATGGGAGGATTAATCTATATGAGCTGGCAAAATGTATTATGGATATTTGCCTTAATGATAGCTGTATACAGCTTATTTGTATCAGTGAATATTAAGGTGAATAGAGATAATTTGCCTTTTAAAAAGCTCTAGATTATAATCAAATCATCATGAAGATAGAAAAAGCTCTATTGAACGCCACAGAGAGTGAACTGCAAATTAATGTTCCTTTTACTAAATTTGACAAAGCAAACCGGAAAGTATCTGGATTTGCCACTCTTGATAATGTTGATCAGTCTGGTGATGTGTTAACCGCAGAAGCCAGCATTCAAGCTTTTGAAACATTCCGTGGAAACATCAGAGAGCAGCATGACAAAAGCAAAGCTATTGGTAAAATGGTGAGCTTTGAACAAAGAGATTTTTTTGATCCAAGTACCAATAAAATGTATAGCGGTATTTATGTTACTGCATATGTATCTAAAGGAGCACCGGATACTTGGGAAAAAGTTCTCGATGGTACTCTAAGTGGATTTTCTGTCAAGGGTTCAATTACAAAGCAACATACAGAGTATGTTCCGGATGAAGATAGAAGCATCAGATTTATTGATGGTTATTCTTTAGAAGAATTAAGCTTAGTAGACTCTCCTTGCAATCAATTTGCTAATGTCTTTTCTATTGAGAAAACAGCAGATGGCGTTTCAATTAACGTCACAAATGAAGTCAATGTAGAAAACGTCTTTTGGTGCGACGACGACGCAATTGCTGTATTAAGCAAAGAAGAATCTGTAAAATGCAGTAGATGTGAGACTCCAATGAAGAACGCAGGTTGGTTTGAGTCAGTCGCCGGTGAAGATAAAGTAGAAAAGATGAAAGAAGTACTTGGTACTTCTGGATTTGCTAAAAGCGACAATGATCTGCGTGAAACGAAAGGAGGTTCCAACATGGCGGACGAAGCAAAAAAGGAAGAAGCTGTAGAAACTACTACTGAAGAAACAGTAGAAGAAGAAAATACAACTTCTGAAGAGAATGCCGAAGATGGCACAGTAGTTAACGAACCAGATCTTCAAGGAATTGCAAAGGCCCTTGAAGAAATTAAATCAACTCTTGCGGGTGTGAACTCAGTAGGCGCTGAGCGAGAAGCAGCCATTGCAGATATTAAAAAGACAGTAGAAGGTGTCGAAAAGAGCGTAGAAACACGCATGGAAGATCTTTTAAAGGCACATACAGAACTTGCCGCAGACTTTAAAACCTTTAAGGAAGGTTTGGATGGCGTTGAAAAAAGACTAACTAGCGTTGAGTCTTCATCAGCAATCAAAAAGTCAGCGGATGTTGAGACAGGCTCTCACATCGAGAAGTCAAACAAGCAAGAACAAAAGCCCTTCTGGTCAAGTGCATTTCTTCCTAATAATATTGACTAAGAAACAAAATATGTATAGAAAGGAGAGTTATACATGAGCGAAAATATTCTAGAAAAAGTAATTCGCACTACCGAAGTTGGTAGCGGTGGTGGTGGTCTACTTGCTCCGGAACAAAGCAATCGATTCATCGACTATATGTTCGATGCAACAGTCATGCTACAGGATTGTAGAACCGTCAGAATGCGCTCCGAGGTAGCCGAAATTGACAGAATTGCAGTTGGTCAGAGACTAATTCGTGCAGCTACAGAAGCAGTAGACACTGGTGAAAATGCTGGAGTAACATTTAGCAAAATTTCATTGGTGACAAGAAAGATTCGTCTAGACTGGGAACTTTCAAGCGAATCTCTTGAAGATAACATCGAAGGAGCAGACCTAGAAGATCATATTGCAAGACTTATGTCAACACAATTTGGTAACGACCTAGAAGACCTAGCCATCAATGGCGATACGACTTCAACAAACGGAACCTTAAAGATCTTTAATGGTTGGTACAAACTTGCCCTTGCAGGTGCTCACGTTGTAGATGCTGGTGGTGCTCAATTAGATCTACCTATCTTCAACAAAGCTCTAAAGGCTATGCCAAGAACCTATATGCAAAATCGTGTTGGATTGAGATTCTACACAGGTTCTAATTCAATTCAGGATTACCTATATGCTCAGGCACAACAGGGTAATGGTGCATGGACAGGTCCAAGATCTGATCGTTTGATCGATGGTGGCCCAGTTCGTACTGAGGGTGCTAATGGATTCGTTGCAGGTCGCCCATTCGGTGTTACACTGCAAGAAGTTCCATTGTTCCTAGAATCAGAAAATGCATCTTACTCAGGTGGTACTGGTGATCATGGACACGTGGAATTGACATTCCCGAAGAATCGTGTAATGGGTATTAAGCGTGATGTTCAGGTATTCCGTGAATTCCAGCCAAAGAAGGATGCTATTGAATATACTACATACATCCGTGCTGGTGTAAACTGGGAAAACCTAGACGCAGCAGTAATCGTTAAGAACGTAAAGCTTGCAGCGTAATATGAAGTATAGTCGGTGAAAGCAGGACTTCGGTCCTGCTTTTTCCATTTATGTGATACAATCGATTAGGAGGTTGAAATGTCATTTGACAAATTAAAATTAGAGGAGCTGCAAAAAGCAGCACATTTATTTGAAATTCCTGTAACAGAAGAAGATACTAGAAAAGAAATAATATTAAAATTGCAAGAAAGTGGAAAGACATATGCAATGTATAAAAGATTTGAAGAGCCGGTGGAGAAAAATAGTACTGAACAGGTTGAGTTCAGCTCAACAATCTTACTGAAGATGAATAGACTTAATCCTTCATTTGAAGTGTTTGGATATAAATTTACCAAGTCTCATCCGTATCAGGTAATGTCTCAAAAAGACGCTCAGACAATTATGGACACTTATGATGGATTTGTTATCGCTACACCTGATGAAGTAAAATCTTTTTATAATTAACAGAGTCCCCATCAGGGGACTTTGCCTTTTTATGGAACAACATGTTAAAATTATATTGGTGAGACATAATGAAAGAACTTTTAATAAATAATCTATCTACAGTAGAATATACAATCTACGTAGATGGAGTAGCTACAAATGCCGATGGTTCGGTAACAGCGAAAGCATTTTTAAATGGTGCTGAAACAGGCACTACTCTAAATGTGTCTACACCATCAGTGGGTAAATATAAAGCCTTAGTTCCTATTTCCATGCTCTCTTTGGAAGGAGAGGTTAGAGTAGAATGGGCTTTTCTATTGCAAACAAATCCAGTAGTTATTTCAGAATATTACGATGTTGTGACCCCTTATGCTCCTTGGAGTTACTTTCAAGCAAATACAACATATTCAGATTTCTTAGAATGTGAAAGAATAGCCAGGAAGATCATAGATTGGTATTGTGGTCAATCTTTTGGAAAACGCCTGGCGACGTATGGAGTAGAAGGCTCAGATATGAATGGTCTTAGAATGCCAAGGAGACTAATTACTCTGACTGAAGTAAGGTGGAATGATGTATATACAAATCCTTCAGTTATTACTGCTCCAAGCCCTTATGATGGTTGGGTTGAGTACACCTGGGAATTGGTCTCAGATGGATGGATTTTGAGAACTCCTAGATCTAGAAATAAAATAGATGCCGCTTACCCAATCAAATTCTCTTTTAAGAGAAATACAACATATAATGTCGAAGGATTATGGGGTTGGAATTCAGTACCAACAAATGTCGAAGAAGCAGCTAAAATTATCATAGCCAATTTACTTTGTAAGGATCAAAAATATAGAGATAAGTATTTGGAATCAATTGCTACTGGCGATTGGGATATTAAATTTATGCGAGAAGCATTTGCTGGAACTGGCAGTGTTACTGCTGATCAACTTCTTTCGGAATATAGAATGTATCCTGGTATAGGAGTGATCTGATGATTGGCGGATGTCTTTTTTCTACTAGATATACTATGACTGCTGAAATATATAAGAAAGAAAGAATTGTAGGAAAATCAGGGACTATTAAATATTCTTGGATATTAAATACTTCTATCGGAGAGAATGGAATCATAGATTGCATAGTAACTCCATTTTTATCGGATAGTTTTACTAGACAGGGCACTGGAGAACAATTTGGTGCTAAATATTTGAGTGATGATTTTCTTAAATTGATGAGTGCTTATAACATCGGCCGTGATGCTCAGATATCAAATATAAGAAATAAAGTAGACGGTGAACTTGTTTATAAAGAAGTTCAGTTTGCTGCATCTCCAAGCACATGGTATAACTCATCAGGTTCAGCGCCAGTAATCGGTCCTTTCGGAGAAATTACTGAATATCAAACCTTACTTTCTAGAGCGGAGGCACAAGGTGGGGTTTAATATAGAAGCTGAATTAGATAAATTCAGAGAAATTGGTGTCGCAGTTCATACAATAGAAGCTACATTAAAGTCAGAGCGCCATGTGAGTAGTTTAATAAAGGCCGCTCATGAAGTAACGGCTGGTGAATTTGTTATGCATATGTCCAGTGAATCATTGAGAAATCCAGAATCCTTGTCTCATATGTACGAATGGGGACAGGTCGGAGATCCAAATGGAAAGTTGTGGAGACATGTGTTGAAGGGAAATGGAGCCAATAGATCAGCATTTTTTGAATTTAAAGCTTCAAGGAAAACAGTTCCTGTAGATCCAGCTTTACAATCTGTTGGAGTTCGTAAAATCCATGTGTTTGTATGGAAAGCTATGGTTTTAGAAAATGGCCTTCCTGTAAAAATATCTCCCAAATTAGCCAAATATTTGGTATTCGTAGCAAAAAAACAAACTAGTAATGCTACAAGCTCTGGAACAGGATTTGTAAAAAATGGAATAGTCTACTTTAAGGGTACCATTTCTATAGCACGCGCGGGAAATGAAAGAATTAATGGTGCGTTTACTAGAGAGTGGACTCAATGGTGGGCAAGTGGAGAACCTGAATTGGCAATAAGAAAACATTTAACAAAGCCTGCTTTGGATGCAATGGAAAAAACCTTTGCTGAAAAAGTGTCTTCTTTTTCAAAACTAAAAGAAAAAGATAAGAAAATTGGTATTACTGTATTAGTGCCGGATAGATTAATGGAAGCAAAATTCCAAGAAACTCTGCAAAAGAATTATATAGCAGCGGCGGCATCAAGAAGGAGTTTGATGGAAGATGGCTAAGTGGGAAGAAAAATATGCAATATCTCCAGCTTATTCCATAAATAGATTTATTCAAGATAAGCTTGTTGAGATGGAATTTATCGATATGGCAGATTACGTTAGTGATTTTAATGGAGATCCAGATTTCATATTGCCATTTTTAGTGCCAGGGCAGGAATTACCAGAATTAGAAACCATATACGATAACGTAGAATTTAAAGATTTATCATATGGAATATATTCCATATCTCATAGATATTCTCCAGATGAACCATATTTATTATGCGGACAAATAGCATATACGTTTTATCATGGAGATATGGATGTATTAATAGCTATGGCCGATTTCATCACTGATCTTCTTTCAAGAGAAGATTGGGCTGCAAATGATATTAACTATCATTTTAGAGCAGATCCTGACTATCCATTTGAATTTAAAAATATTAGTGTGCCGACCACTGCTGGCCCTGCTCCAACCGAGGATGAGGGCGGAAGAAATGCTTTTATGATTGTTGTCAGATATGACACAACTTATGAAGGTACTGAAAGAACATTTACTATGAATCTACCCCTTGACTCTACATATTTAGATCAAGGCATGAGGTAGATTTGCACAATAATTCCTAGAATGGGATAATCTATTCTAGGAAGAAAGCAAGACTTTTAGGATATTAATATAGGAGGTGAAATTCTAAATGGCAAGACAAGATCGTAACATTCTTGTTGGTGCGGCTGCGGTTTTTCTTTCACGAGATGACTCAGCTAGTACAGGTTGGGATACCATTGTACTACCAGCAACATCAAGTGGTGTTCCTTATGCTGACACGTTGACTCCACACGCAGATTGGAGATATACAGGATATACTTCTAATGGTGTTGAATACACATATACTCCGTCTTATGGTGAAGTAGAAGTTGACCAATTGCTTGACGCTGCAAAGTTGTTCAAGCAGAAAATGACTGCTTCTGTTAAGACAGAATTTGCTGAAGCTACTCTAGAAAATCTATTGGTGGTTTGGGCTCAAGGTGGTTCCTCATTACGCCACCCTGATGGTGATACAACTGCTGAAGATATTACTGGTAGAACTGTAGACCAGACTAAAGACTTTGAAGGTGTTGCAGTAGCAGCGGACGAACAAGTTCTAGGTATGGAAGCTGGTGCGCTCGGTATTGAGCCGGTCGAACGCCAGATGGTATTTGTTGGTAATGCTCCACGTACAGCAACAGGAAATAAGAAGAGAGAGCGTATTTATCATTTACGTCGTGTTATTTCTGTAGAAGCTTCTACACACGGATTAAAGCGTAATGATTCTACTCGTTTCCCAGTGAACTTCCGTTTGCTACCTGCTGAAGTTTCAGGTGCTGAATATGGCACAATTAGAGACAGAGTAATTACTCCGTAATTTTTATTATTAGCAGACCCCTTACCAGTAGTTGTAGTAAGGGGTCTTGCTATTTGCATATTGTTAAGAATCCATGTTAAAATTACCCTATATGGAAAGGGGTTTACATGACCAGCAAAAGAGTATATGAAGTTGAAGAAATAGAACTTCAAGACTGGAAAAAGCCTATAACTATTAGGCCATTAACAATTAAGAACTTTAGACGTGTGGCAAAAGTATTAGATAATATTCAAAATCCAGGCGAAGAACATAAGGAAAAATTAGTAGTTGATATTCTCTTAGAAGCAACAGCTATAGCTATGGAAACTTATGAGCCAAAATTAGCAGATATCGAAGTATTAGAAAATCATGTTGATATGGCAACTATGGAACACATTCTTAATGTTGCTACCGGGGTGAAGTTAAATGACCCAAATCAGAGAGCGACGACGTAGAGACTGATTTAGTTGATTTAGAATCTGAAATACTATTTTTTTATCCAGGTATGTTTAAAAATTACGATGATCTAGAAGAAAATCTTACAATGCAAGAAATAGTTAAGATGTTAGAGAAAGCCAGAGAAAAGAAATATGATGATCAAAGATTTATGGCGTCTCTCAAGGGAATAGATCTGGATGAAGGAAAATCAACTGAATTTGACGAAATCAAGCGTCGCGCAGAAGCAAAAGCAATCGGTGTCAGTGAGGAAGAGTATGAACTTTCTGGACACTTTAATATTATAGTAGAGGAAGAATAAAAATTACTCAAAACATCAGCGTACATTTTACTGGTTCGGCCGATTTTAGTCAGGCGATGGCAGAGCTTAATGCTCTCAATAGAACGGCTGGTAATTTAGAACAGCGGCTACAAGGACTTAGCGTAGCTCGCTTTGCTGGTGGTACTTTTATTCGTGACTTACAGTCTGTCGCAGCACCTAGATTCCAATGGGATGAAGGTTTGCGACAGACTGATTTGTTTGTAAGGAATCTCCATAGAGGTAAACTTGAACTTCAAGGCATTACTGATTTTATGGATAAATGGAAGAACCAGTCAAGAGATATCGCTGAAAACCAAACTCGATTAGCAAATGCAGCATCGAGAACAAGTGTGACGGGCCAAACTCAGGTTTATTTGCCTTCTGTAAATGATATTAGAAGCTCTACGATGGCTTTGGAAGCTCAAAATAGACAATTTGGTCTTCAAAATGAAATGCTTAAAGTTGCTTCTACTCAGATTCAAAACTGGGGTAAGAATATGCAGTGGGCCGGTAGACAATTATTGGTTGGTTTTACTATTCCATTTGCAGCGGCAGCCGCTGCGGCTGGTGTGTTTGCTTTCACTGTTGACCAGGAAATCACTAGAATTGCCAAGGTTTATGATGGTGCAAAAGATGAGGTAAAAGGATTAGCGATGACTACCGCTGATTTTGTTACTTCGACTATGGGTGCTACAGCTAAATCAACATTAGAAGTAATGGCTCAATTAGCTGCGGTTGGACAGACTGGGGAAAGCTTAAAGAATTCTGCTATTGAAGTTCAAAGATTAAGTATTCTTGGTGAAATGGATTCTCAAGTCGCCTTGAAATCTTACATTTCTTTACAGGCTGTATTTAAGATGTCCGTTCAAGAAACAGCGGATGCCATTAACTATATGAACGCCGTAGAAAATGCTACTTCCTTGCAGATGGAAGACTTTGCTGAAGCTATTCCAAGAGCAGCAGCACCTATTGCTCAATTGGGTGGATCTATTCAGGATCTAGGTACTATTATGGTCGCGCTAAAAGAGCGCGGGGTAGATGCAGCGGAAGGTGCTAATGCCATTAAGACTTTGATGAACAGATTAATTAATCCAGCGGAGCAAACAAAAGAAGTGTTCAAGTCTCTGACAGGTCAAGATCTTCCTGAATTTATCAAGAAGACTGGTGGAGAACTTATGCCTACCATGCAAGCCTTGGCCGATGTCATTCATGGTGGTAATCTTACCCTCCTAGAACAGCAACAGCTTATTGGTAGACTTGGTGGGGCGTATCAGTTGACCAGACTTACAGCTATTTTGGACGGTTTGGCTACAAAGGGTGGTCAGGTTGATAAAGCTTTTGAAGTAGCTTCACAAAGTCAAAGTAAATGGGCAGCATCGGCTGCACAAGAGCTTGAAGCAAAAACATCAAGTATCTCAGGGCAATTTACAATTGCTGTTCAAAACTTTAAGATGCAATTGCAAGAATTCGGTGAAGTTGCACTAAAGATGGCTACCTTTGTTATTACAAGGGTAGGAGAAATGATGACTGCTCTTAATGCCATACCCGATTGGGCCAAAGGCTTGCTTATTGTTGGAGCCAGCATTCTAGCTATTGCTGGTCCTATTGCTATGCTTATTGGTATTTTTGGTAACTTTGTGGGAACTATTGGTCGTGGTATAGCTGGTTTATTTAATCTTGGCAGTAAATATAAGAGTCTTACAATAGAACAAAAAGCTGCTGCAATTGCATCTGGAGACCTCAAGACTAAGTTCATGTCTGAAGCTGATACTGTTCAAATATTAGTATTCCAGTTAGAGAAGCTGCAAAAGGCTTATTTAGAAACTGCACAAGCTTCTAGTCTTGCTACTGCAAATGCCGCCAAGACTTCGCAAACAGGCGGCTTTACGAGAAACCTTGACAGAGCAAAAGATTCAGAAAAAAGAGAAATTGACAAACTTAATGCAATTGTGGCTCAACAAAGAGAGTTCATTGCAAAAAATCAAGGTGTAGAATCGAGAGCTGAATTAGCTGCTAAAGAGAAATGGCTTAAAATTGAGGCTGCTAGAGATGAAATATTAAATAACCCCAGATTGACTGTTCAATCAGGTAAAAATCAAGGGACTATATTTGATTCTGATGCCAAGAAAGAATTTGAAAAGTTATCCAGAGAATTAGGAGCTGCTCATCAGGTATATTTCAATGAAGCTGATAAGCGCATTAATGAATATAATGCTCAGGCGGATAAATTTAATCAAAAGGTAAATGAGCAAGGAAGAATTGTAACTGAGGCTATCAGAAACAGAACAAAAGCAACCAGAGAAGCCTTGGATAATGAAAAGCAAATGATGATTACTGCTTTAAGAGAGCAGGCAGGTCACGCCGCATCTTTAGCATCATCTTCTGCTGGAAAACTTACCTTTCCGGATACAGTTACTGCGGGAAATAGAACATTAACGAGAAATCCAAATGATGGAAGATGGAGAACAGAAGACGGAAGATTTGCTTCACCTGAAGCAGTTGCTGCTATAAACGAAGGTTTCAAATCAGTCGCAATGACTACTGATACAGTTGCGAATAATGTACAAAGATCATCCGTGATGGCCAAAGTATTTAATCAGGAAGTTTTACTTGGTGTGTCTGCCGTCGCGGCATTAGGTGGTGCCGTTGCTGGTACCGGATCAGGTCTTGCCGCTTGGCTTAATTGGTTGGCTATTGGTGCTGGAACTCTATCTATCATGATTCCTATGTTTGAGAAAATTGGTGACTTTGCCAAGAACAGTAACTTTATGCAAAACCTACTGGGTAATGCAACTTCCGCTAAAAATCAAGCCACTGGTCTTATTAGTAGAATAGCTGGACCATTGGTTTCGGGCGCTGCTACATTGGGTAGATCTGCTTGGGCACTTTTCAGTAATCCTTGGTTCTTAGGATTTGCGGCACTTGGTGTTGCTGGATTCGCTGCATATAAACTTATTACTGCTGAAGCTACCAAAAATATTGAACACATGCAGAGATTAGCCAACACTACAGATGGATGGATGAAGACTCTTGGTCAAGCAAAAATTACTTGGGGTCAGATCAAAGATGCATCAGGCAAGGTAAGTGATGATCTAGGCGCGATGGTTAATAAGCTACGTCAAGAAAATGGAGATCTTGTTACTGAGGCTAATAGACGTTCGGGTGCATGGCTTGATGAACTCTTAAGAAGCCAAGTTTATCGATTGCAAGGTCAAGGATTAAGTGAAGAAGATATTATGAAGAGCATGGAAACTCTTTTAGTAGCCGCTGGTAAGACCAGAAAAGATATTGATAGTATTCTAAATAACATCAAAGTCTCTTTCGATTTTAGAACACCAGTATCCGACTTAGATATCTTCCTTCAAGATGCAAAAGAGAAAATGCATCAAGCTGGTATTTTCCGTGGAACATTCCAAGGTGAAGAAGGAATGTTTGATAATGCTTGGCAATCAACACGACAGGGTAGTGCTCGTTTGGATCAATTTGCTGCCGATATTGTCGGAAGAATGACCGGGCTTGACGATACCATGCAAAAGCATGTAGCTAATCAACTAGCAGAACAATTGAATGCTGCTATGGAGCAAGGATTTAAAGAGCTTAAAGATAAATATGGAGATAAGCTTAAAGGAACTTGGCAAGAATCGGCTGCTGAGCTATTAGATTTTAGTGAGTCAAAAGGATATACTCCTAAAACTAAAGGCTCCGATCCTATGACAAGAGAGGCTAGAGATTTAGCTCTGCAATTAAATGCGAACAGA